GCTCGTCAAACGTTAATTCTCGCCATTCTGTGTACGGCTTAGGCTTGTGTCGACCTGTTAAAATACGCTTTTCCCGTTCGGCGTCTACAATATTGTCGTCGATTTTGATGAAACTGCGCATATCAAACTCCTACATTAAATAATATTCTATCAAAACTGAATGAGAATGTCAACGAGACTATGCGGCTTCTTTGATAAGTTTTTCTAGTTCTTTTCGATAGTGTAGTGGGCTGTTGACACCGGACCAGTTTTTTAGATCGATCATAAGCAAATCTTGATTCAAAGCTGTGTTATAGTACTGATTTTTTGGAATAATGTATATTGCTGGAAACGATGAACGGAACTGTTGTACCGTGATATCGACCACATGGCCATAACCTTCGCACCAAACATGATTCGTTGTTATGTCGTTAGGAACGATTTTAACAAAGGCCTGGCCGCCGATCATAGAAATTTTTAGACCATGCGATTTTGCAATACCGTGTACTAACCAGCTCGCAATAGCGCAGTAACCTTGCATGGTCTTATTGTCACCGCACTCAGGGTATTCTTTAGAAAATTTTATTAGCTGCTTACGAGCTTTTGCAGCAACGTTTTTCAACTGGAAAATCATAACAAAAAATCCACATTTTCGAAGTCTTTAGTTGACTGTAGCCGAGAACGTTAGCGTTTCAGTGTAATCAGTTCCTTTAGAAAGAACTGTTTGAGAACCGTCAAATGCTACTGTGGCAGAGTAAACATCGCCACCAGGAGCTGACTTAGTTGTCTTTGTGGCAAACTGTCCAGAAGCTCCAGTGAAGCTTACAGTTGCAGCGTCACGCTTAACTGTTAAAGCAAGTTTCTCAGTAGTAGTCGGACTATAGAAACAAGCACCATTTGTAGTCGGGCAGTTGCTAGATCCTTGGTTGCCACTTGTAACTGTAACAGTATAGCCAGCTCTACGGTTGCTAATAACTTTTATAGAAGCAACAGCTCCAGCAGTTACTGCCGTCGAAAGGTCAAATGTTGATGCTTGGTTTGTTACAAAGATGTTAAGAATCTGTGGAACAGTACCGGTGATGGTGATATTTGCCGTGCTGGCCGCATACGCAGAGCCAGAAAGGATTGAGATAGCAGCTACTGCTGAGATGAGAATCTTTTTCATACTGATATTTATCAGTCTCCAATCTTTCCAGTTGCCCTAAGAACCTACAAACCAATCACAACTATGACAAATGTCACACCCGCTAAAACACTTCCTTCTAGGAAAGCGATAATAGCACACACTAAAGAAGTGATCATGACGGCAAAACCGAGAAAGCTAATCATTCTTCATTACCGTCACGGCTGATTGGATTAGACTAACTAGCCAAAACACAAGAAAAACAATACCGGCTAAAAAGAAAAGAAGGTTTGCCGTCGTAGCACCGATCGCAATGATGCCAACGCATGCTGCTGTCATAGCGGCTCGCCAAAGCACAGTTGGATTTTTGATAATTTCTGCGAACATTAGCGGAAATCCTTCTGCCATTGTGAACCAGTGACGCTCATGCCATTACCGGCAAGATACGTACGCCACATGATACCGCATACTCCAGCAGAGTTGTTAGCTGAATTGATATCTCGGATCAGTGCAGCTTTCTTTTCTGGCTTTGTATTTGAAGATTGCAACATCATGACGCTCTTTTCGCGCGCGTCATCAAGTGAAAGAGAATCTAGAGTCCGAAGAACTTCGAGATCAAAAGAACCATCGTCTTTTCTTGCCTTTCTAGACATTTTTAACTCCTGGTTGATCAATAAGAGTATTCTATCACATCCACTTTGAAGTGTCAATATCTTTTCTGTGATCAGCCAAAGATACTGGCATATGACCAGCCCAGACATCATTATGATCTTTCATATACGCTCCACAGACGCATACTTCTCTTTCCTTTTGAAGTTCTTCTAGATATTCTTCGAAGTATGTTAAAGTGAACCAAATAGAGTGAGCCCTTTCTTTTAACTGTGCAAGACCAGTTCCAATTCCATCTGAGGGCCAAACGATATCACTACGATGAACTACAAGACGTTTTACAGAGAGACGATTCTCGTAAATCCACTGAAGAATATCATCATTAGTAAAGAATGCAGAATCATCCATACTCGGTGATTTCTTAGTAGTGATCCCTACAGCGTTTGGCTCTCCACGCATTTCTTTTGCTTGGCCGCCAAAACCGACGCGTTCAGAATTATCACCAAAGACATAAAGTTTATTTGGATTGTCTTTTAGATCTTGCCGACAGATGAACTTTTTGTAGATTAGCATGCGGCAATTCTTTCATTGAGTTTTTCAAGACACTCGTCACGAGTCAGTGTGCAAAGAGATTTGATCCAATCTTCACGAACTGAGTCAAGAATTTCACCCACGATAGGACCGGGCTTAACACCTTTGTCTAATACATCCCGACCTTTCAGAGGGAAGACTAGAGGTTCAGCTTTCATTAGAAAATCAACAACATCCCAATCATGGTTGTGTAGATCGTTTCCACTAAGCACAATCGCGTCCCGTGCAGGACCAGTTCCAATCCGCAGTTGAAGTGTGATGGCGCTTTCGATATCAGCGAAATCGTTTTCTTCTGTTGAGAAAACTCTTGAAATTGCTTCGACTTCTCCATTATGAAGAGTCAAGACGCGATCTTCTAAAGTCTTGAGAAATTCTACACGATTTTCTGGGCGAACTAAAGACATCAAGCATTGACGACCACTAATAGCTCTATTATCTCTATTAGCTGTTATGCGCATACGTTGAAAACCTTTAAAGTCATCAAGCAAAAGATGCACATGAGTCATGATTCCAAAGTGGTTCATTAAGTGAATTGCCCAATCTGCGTGCGGAGCAACTAAAGTCTTCATCAATTCAGAAGTCACACGCTCACGCGACAGATTTTTGATAGTATCTTTTTTAGCAATGCAAGCTCTAAAAGACTTTCCGTGCGGGAAGAAATCTGTTCTTGCAATGAAGCGAAAGAACCTCAAAATACGTAGCGCGTCTTCATCAATTCGATCGTTCGGATCGCCAACAAACCTTAAGTTACGATCTTCAAGGTCGGCTAATCCACCAACAAAATCGATTACTGTTCCATCTAGTCCTGCGAACAAAGCATTGACAGTAAAGTCACGTCTCTTAGCATCTTCTTCCCAGCTGTCAGTGAATTCAACTTCTGCATGACGACCGTTGCAATCAACGTCTCGGCGAAGCGTGGTGATTTCGAAGTTTTCTTTTCCGATGACTGCAGTGACTGTGCCGTGCTTAATTCCAGTGGGGATTACGCGAATGCCAGCACCTGCCAATGCTCTCATAACTTGTGCAGGTCTGAGATCAGTTGCAAAATCAATGTCATTGATAGGAACATTCATTAGAGCATCGCGAACACAACCCCCAGCGAATCTAACAGTTCCGCCAAAAGCGATTAGAGGAGTAGTTACTCGACTAACGCTGTGCGACTTCAAAAATGGTGCTTCAATTTTCATTGTTCCATCTTATATTGATTAGAACTAAAAGTCAGTGTGTTAGTCGCTGTTTTTAGTGAAAGTGGTCCTAAAAAATCCACCGACAAAACCAAGAGCTGCTCCAAATTGCCAAACTGAAAGGGAACCAAGCCCTAGTGCAGTCATAAACAGGTTAAACGTAGTTGGGAAAAACAAACCAACGACCCAACCAGAAAACGCTCCAACAACAACTCCAATTAATGGAGCTAGAAAAATTACTACACCTACAAGCAAAAAGGCTAAAAGTGCTTGAGTAAAGGTTTCTGCTTTGTTCATTTTTTATTCATCTCCTCTTTATTATTGAAAGCGGGGAGAGCCGACAAGTGGCTCTCCCCATTATTCAGACTGAAGCTTTATGCGTCAGCCATCTCAAGCGCCAACTTGAGAGCCTTTTGCTTCCGGTCGCGATTAGCACCAAACCAAGCGCTATTCATACGAGTGTCCGGGTTACGACCAAGCGTGTGATCTGCGAGGTATGTAACTGCGTTGAACGGCTGCCACCAGCTGCCCTCAGCGAACTCTGCGCCGGGTTGCTGATGCAACGCTTCGATCGCAAGAGCTGCATTGCGGGAAGTCTCTTTTTCAGCGTCCTTCGACATTGAAGGGAAGACGCGCTTGAAGTACTCGACAATGTCTTCGTCTTTAGCTTTCCGGGAAGCCAGAAACTGCGAAGCTTCTTTGTAGGAAGTAAGCTTCTCCTTAGCAACGCCGAGCATTTCCTTAACATAATCTCCGTCGAATTCTTGACGATGATTGACTCGAATCATCTGCTCAGCGCCGGTCTGAAGGGCCAACGAAAGTGTGTTGTTGCAGACAACACGGATCGCCGTCATGCTAGTGCTGATCGAAAGACCGTATTTGTGCGGGTTAGAAAGAAGCAGAAACTGCTGAACTCGATCGCCTTTGACGACTTCGAAAGAGTCGTTGACTTTTGCGAGAACCCAAACTCGCTTACCGCCTTGAAGAGAGCCGGCGGTGTGCATTTCCATGTCGCCAGCTGCGACAAAGTCGTGGAAAAACGAAAATGCATCTTCATTTTGAAGAGGCCGCCAGTCATCGCCAACAACATCAAGCAACTTGCCGTCCGAAGTACGAACAAGAGCTTTCTTCTTTGAAGCTTTGCGCTGAACTTGTTGACCTTGAGAATTAGTCCAAGTATAGCCCATGTCGAGCTTTTCGACTTGCCAGTTAAGACCGGCTGCGTCCATCATCTGGACAGGCGTCAGATCATTGTGGACTGGAACGCCGAGGCCGTGCCAGGGAACTTCGCCTGAATAAGCCATCGTTTCAACTACGTGTGCCATAATATCCTTCAAAATTTGAGAATGTGTTTCAACTCTCTTATTCTATCAAATAATGTCTCGCATGTAAACAACTTTTTTCAAACAACTAAAGTTTTTTTGTCCAGTATAGCGTGTAGGAATAACCCCATGGTTTTTCAGGAGTATACAACTTGTAGCCTTTAGAGATAAGACTATTTGAACTAGCGGGGTTATTTGAAGTGTCAGTAATCATCTTAGTGATTCCTAAAGTCCGAGCAAACTTTTCTCTAACAGAAATAAGCTTCTTCTGAATACCATGACCTCTATGAGAAAACCTTACGCCTGAGCGATTTAGGTAGCCCATGTTAAAACCAAGATGTCGTAATCCACCGAAGCCAACTGGAATGATTACGTTTTTATCAATATACTCACAAATCCACCAATAACCAACACTAAAATCTGGCAAAACGTCTGCTGGTAGAACTGTTTCATGAAGCCACTTTAAAGCTTCTATGTCTTTCGGGGTAATCTTCCTGATCTGATACATCGTAAGCAACTCCTGTGCGGGTTTTGCTGTAGTCTTCACAACAATACACAGCAAAAGAGTGACCGACAGGCACTGTTGAATTTAGATACAACGGACCCCTACGTGGCCCGCGATAACGCATCATAAGTCTCTTATCCCGGAAATAAGTATCGTTCGCGCGCACGATCTTAAAAATCTCTTTCATCGCAGCGCGGTCGAGAAGAGTGTTAGGTACATCTTTAAGAATTGCAGCTTCGTCAATTGGCGCTGCAAGATCTAGGTACTCTTCGAGCCACTTAGATCCTTTTAGCCTTTTCAACCCACGTTTAAGCGCAATAGCAAACGATGCTTTAACACTAGCGTTAACGCCAATATCAGTATAATTTTGACTTCTCATAACCAATGAACCTCCGGACGGCTAAGTGACTTTGTATTGTAACACCTTTTCAACTGGTCACGTAACAGTTGAAAATCACTTTTGTCTGATTGAAATCGAAAGCCGACTCCACCAGCGTCAACCCACTCCTCGATATTGTTTCGACTATCGTCGACGAGAATGTTTCTTTTACCGTTCGGTTGCATAGCAAAATGATGTTTACTCATGCTATATATGGTGCTGTGCGGTTGAATATCTCGATCGGCGAGCCAAGCGCTTTTCCATTTCGCGGAATTAGCTTGGTCTCCAAAAATCGGAGTTGATAAAATTCCCCAACGACCCTGAGTGAGTTTATGAACATAAATGACTAGTTCAGTCGTTAAAGGTACAAACTCAGGAGCCCTTTGAAAAAAGTCAGTTTTTTTGAATTTAGAAAATTCAGTATCGAGCCCTGGAACTTGCCCCCAATGTTCAACTTGATGTTGATCAACAAACATACTATAGAGATCTACTAGAACTCCATCCATGTCAAGATAAATCATTGTTTCCATTTTCAAATCCTCTGTATTTCAAGCTTATCTTTAACAATATTCAAAGTAACTAGTTCACCGCCTGGATACCGAGTATAGTCTCGACCTCCGTCGATCCAAACAGACTCATCTTTTGAAATACGATAATCATGACGCCAACGACTAAAAATAACTTCTCCGTCGTTTGCGGCTATTCCATCAATTCTCTGTGAAACAGCAGATTCAACACCGCAAATCATAAGCGCTGCTTCAGAGTCATCAAAGTCTGAATTATTCCAATAAAGACCAAAGTGGTTGTTAAATCCTTCGGGTGGATTTTCTTGATAGAAAATTGCTACGGGCTGATTAACCCACCTGCCGTCTTTATTTTTGACACACGTTTCGCAAACGTACTTAGCTTTTTTCATAGCCTCGATTTTCTTCACTTGTTCCCAAGTAAAAATCGTCGGATCAATATTTACCTTTAGGTCAAACATAGAACAACACTCACTAATGCTACGATTGAAAATACACATCCACAAATGAAACCAAAAATCCATTGACTACGGCGCTTTTCGACTTCTTTGCTTCCTGGAACGTAGCCAATCAATTCGTCAAGTCCTGATATATTCATGATTTACTCTTTTTCAACTTTTGTGTGACGGCGTGGACTATCATCAAAATTTAGATTTCCTCTCACCCAAGACTTTTTTTGTTCTTCGTGCATTTTTGCACGTTCTTCTGGCGACATATTCTTAACATGCTCTACTGCTTCTTCGAGGAGCATCATTAATTTTAGATTTGTCGCCATGCCGCGATTAATCATCTAATGAATCTCATCTACTTTATTGAAGATGTAAATTAGAATACCAAAATGCGAAACAAAAGAGACTGGAATAACTACAAACCACACTAGAAAATGAGCTGATGAAAGTATTAGCGCGATAACAATGAAAAACGCACTGAATACAATCAAAATAGTAGCAACGCCTATAACTACTAAACGCGAAACATCAAAGAGACTTTTATTCATCTCTATACCTAGACGGATTTTGTTGGCGCTCATTATAGGCTCCGGGTTTCGAATATGATCATTGTATCATATCGAACAAAAATGTCAATCAGCTTCTTTAAAAAGAAAACCTAGTTTTGAATCCAAGTCTGTGAGCAGTTCTTTTTCAACAAGCTCTGCTATTTTGTTTGTTTTACACTCAATAGTATATACATCACCAGCAATTGAAAAACAAACTTCAGCCCCGTGCCACCATGACATATCTTTTGAAAACCATTTTTTGCCCGTGTTCTTTATGCCAAGCTTTTTGTGAAACCAAGTTTTATGGATACGACAAAAACGACCAGCCCCATAGTGCCAATTGCGTTTTCCATTCCTTCTCCATACGCGCTCAACTAAAAGCGGATTAAAACCGCCTTCAAAACATTCAATTTCTAATAAGTGTTTAGTCTTCATCTGGACCTACTATCATTACATCATCAGGAACTTGAATTGTTAACTCTGTGCTATATCCATTTTCATGAATTTTGTAGCTCACTGGCCAATCTGGCATAGGAGCATTTTCGTCAATTGGTGAAAGACCAATCATCCAAGTTGGCGCAATATTTTTCAGTGCGTAGTACGCAAAAACCATGACTCCAAGACCATGCTGGTCAAGCAACTTTACATGAGTTCCGTCATAGCATGGAAACTCTTCTCTAAAAGCTCCTTCGATTTCAAACAAATCGTCACTTGCTCCATAGAAAATCACTTCTTTCATTATTACTCTCCGTAGTAAAATTTCACGCGGTCAGCTAAAACTGAAGACCACTTACGCCAATCTTCTTCAACAAAAACTTGTGGTGCAGCGCCGTCATTCATGATCCAAATCATGTTGCCTACAACTTTGAGATCATATCTTTCTTCGAACATTGTGCTGTAACCACAAACTTGAAGACGATAATCTTCGATATCGCTAGATTCTTTTGGCTTTGCGCTATTCTTAAAATCAACTACCCAAACGCCGTTTTGAATACGGCAAACCATATCAACTGTGCCAGCGATTCTAAGTACATCACTCCAAAGAGGAGCTTCTAAAAGAAGGACTTCATCAACGCGATCAATAAGTTTCTTTGCTTGCATAAACATTGCAAGCACATTGGGCATAAGTCCTTTTGGTTCTTTTCCAGTTTGAATGTATTGTTCAATAGCGTCGTGCAACTTAGTTCCACGAACCCGAGCAACACGCCCTAAACGTTCAGCTTCTTCTTCGCCAACCCACTTTCGCCACCGTTCAAGCCAAGCTTTATCGGCTGTTGCGCCAAGAACAGTAGTCATGCTCGGATAATCGCCGAGCGGAGTCCGATATAGACGCGCTTCGGGCGTTTCTATGCGAGGCGCGTCTAATACGTTAAGCAATTTCTAGTTTTTCTTTTGTTTTTGCCAATACCAAACACCAAGCCAGGCGACGATAAATGCAACAATAAACCAAGTCATGATAATCTCCATCTATAGAATTTTTTGCAAAATTGTAGATTTGAAGATATCATATCATAGAATAAGCGAATTGTAAACAAAAAAGGGGAGCCCGAAGGCTCCCCTTTTATCGAACTAAAAAATCTGTTAAGACTTTTCAGCAAGCTTCTTGAAATAATCAAGACTAGCATCGTCTTCTTCATCGCCATCTGAAGACTCACTAACAGTTGGCTCTGAAACTTCTCTTGAAGCAACCGGCTCAGGCGCCTCTTCATAAGTCTGTGCGGGTGCAAAGACTTTGGCTGCTTCAGGAATCGTTGCAATCAATAAGCGTTTAAGCTCTTCGAAAGTCTTGAATTCCTTCTGATCTAGAAAAGATAAGAGCGCATGTTCTTTCTCCCAAAGAGCTTTAATCTCTTCATCAGAGTCTGCAACTGCAGATGGACTATCAAACTCAGACTTGTCGTAATTACGAAAGCCTTCTACTTGACGAATACGCATCTTAAAGTTAGCGCCTTCCCAGAAATCAAATGGGTTAACTTCAGCGCGATTTTCAAGTTCATCTGGAGTCATCATGCCGTTGATCTTATCAAAGATCTTTTTACCATAACGATAAAGAAAGACCTTACCCTCGTTCTCACGATTACCAGGATCAGTAATCACAAGAATATTAGAAATATAGTTCAAACGACGCTTTTGTTTACGAGCCTGTTCTTTACCAGCCTCATCACCGCGGTTCCATAACATAGAGTTGAATTCGCCGACCGGATCTTGTTGTCCGATAGTCGACAATGAATTTTCAATGTACCACTTACCAGTAGGACCCTTAAACCCGTGATTAAAAACACGAACCCAAGGAATTGTCTCACCCGGAGGAGCAGGCAAGAAGCGAATGAGAGCAAGACCGTTTCCAGCTTGATCAACAGTCGGCTGCCATCGCCGTGTGTCGTCTTGTCGTCCAAATGAAGTTGTTTGTTTGTTTGTTTCCTCGACGATCTTGTCGTAGAGGGAAGTGCGGTTTCTCTTAAGATCCGCGAATGAGTCACTCATGTGTAGTTTCCTTTTTTGTATAACAGTTTTATTGAGCTTATCCACAAAGCTACATGATGTAATCATTCTATATATACACTTTCACATCAACGTGAGAATGCATCTACAAGTATTTTTTTAGTCCTTTCATCATCTATTTTGAAAAACGAAGAAGACTTTTTCATTTTGATGTGAAGATCATCCCAAATGAAATTTCCGCCAATCTTCTTATCCCAGTGTTCAGAAAATCTTGTAAGTCTATCAATGATGAGTAAAGTATCAAGACCAATAGTTTTATTAAGATAGAGCTTAATAAGAGTTGGCAACTCACTAGTTTTTACTGCAAGAAGCTCGTTCAAATCTGGGCAAAGATCCGCCATCGTTTGGCAATCATTCTTAAACACGTACGATCGAGAACCTTCGCGCCTTAGAAATTCTTGATAGATTTCTTCAGCTTTGTCTGAGACTAAATCTTTAGCCCATACTTTTGGGTTCTCAATAAAATTGATAGCAATGAACCGTGCTAATTCATCGCGATTTGAAATCTTGCGTTGAAGCTTCTTAAAGAAAAAGCGATCTTTGCGCTTGAGATAAGTTTCTTCGTTCGCGCGAATTCCGCCATTATACTTGAAGTAGTCATAATCAGATGTGAAGTGGGCTCTTACAGCTAAATAAACTTTGAAGGCTCTGAACCCCTCGCGCGGATCATCTAACATGGAAGCTTACGATATTTCTCCTTAAGCATACTAAGATCAGAAGCTTCAGCCGCGATCTGTTGCTTGATTTTTGTGTTGAGAAGTTTTCCTGCAGACTCTACTTCGACTTCATTCCGCTCGCAATAATGAACTACAGCTTCCATGTAGGAAATGCCGCTATCCTTTACGAGTTGTTCGATAATCATCGAAAATTTTGATGTGTTCATGACTTCTATCATTACACGCTTTCAGTAAGAAGTACTTTGTTCTTGCCGCCGACGTTATCACGAACAATATCTTCAGACAAGAGCTCTGGCCAATAGACTTCGAATGCTATGCAATCTTCAATAACTTCAAAGTAATGCTTCTCACCAGGTCGAACTTGCGTAGATTCACCAGCTTTAAGAATAGTAACGTCAATTAGATCATAATCGTTCTTAACGACGACAATCTTCATACGTCCCCTTTCTACAAAAAAGGCGTTCCACTTATGTCGATGTAAATGTGTGGAGCATCTGAACCCTGCTTGTGCTTCTATTCTATGAAACTCAACAACAGCGTTCTGAAGGATCGGCTCCGTCGATCCCCAAACTTTACCAAACTTCAATTTTACTCCCCAGCGCTTTCCCAGCGATAAAACAGATGGTTGTCGATTACAACCGTCTTTCTGAAAACTTTAGCCCAAGAAGGTTTCACATAATCTGCATGGTAATGGGTTGCTCCATCTGTAAAATCGATGATTGGATACAACATCATCTTGAGCGCTATATTCCGAATTTCTTCGTAAATTTCCTTTTCTGTGATAATGTCAGCTTTACCATCGCAGTACCAACTAAATTTGCAACGATTTCGAACTGGAACCATCACTTTAGGATCTCTTAACGATTGTACTTTGTCGCCTTGTTTGACAACACCGCACACTGTATCCGGATAACGCGAGTCTTGAACTCTATTCAGAGTTACTAATCCGACGGCGAGTTTGCCGGCGAATGACTGATTCTTAGCTTCAAAGTAGATATTCTGAGCTAGACAGTTGACTTGCTGTTTGCTTATCACCAGTGCACGATCTGCGTGAGCTTGGTGACTCAAAAATAGCGCTGCAGTAACAGCGCATACCATTACAAAGTTTTTCATTTTTTTATTCTAACACGTTTCCTCACAAATGTAAACAACCAAATTGCGCTAACGATAAAAAACAACGCGCAAAAGGCTGGAAACGTAGAAGCCCCAAGGACTCCTTTACCGAGAAACATAGCTGTTGGTAGTGTTAAAATCCAAGCGAAAATAGTAATCGCAGCAATGATTTTAACTAGACTGTACACTCCCGTGAGGAATGTTATGGCCATTGAGAGATTTAGAAAAGGCATGAGCATGTTCCTTTTTATTAAAAGTGTAGTTCTCGCCTTTGCCAGTATCTCGAAGATCACTATCGTGATTTGTTGCTTTGTGTTTCTTGGCTAGCGCTTGTGACTTTTTAGCATCATAGCCGCGAGCAGGAGTACCAGCTACAGTTCTATTAACATGAACTGAATGGACTTCTTCTGAAAATGTTTTGAAGCTCTTCATGGGCCCTCTTTCTTATTTGTGGTGGATTTATTCTGTTGCCAGGAAAATCCACCAAAACCCCGCTTAACAGCCTAAGCTGCCAGCGCTAGTGCCTCATTGTCGTTTGCACTTATAACGTCGGCCGATAAAGAGGCCATCCTCGCGACTCTTTCCGAACATCACCGCAGGTCGATTCCTAATTCGCCCCCTCAGAAAAATTTGGTGGAGGCGCCGGGTACTGCCCCCGGGTCCCTTACGTTTTTGCGCGTCTGTCAACACCGCTGAATTATTTATATCACAAAGATTTCTTAGTGTCAACTAATGAAGAATCTTAGAACCGACCCCTGTGATCTCATCGATTTCAACCTCGTCTTCATCATCGTCTTCTGTCGGAAGCAATGGCTTTAGTAGTTTAGCATGATGCTGGTTCAACTTCAAATTGAAGAGCATTTGAAACCCTTGTAGAGCATCTACTAAAATAGAAACATAGATAACATTGTCGTTTTCTACACCACGTAGAATTTCTGTTTGATAGAAATGAATCATCGAAGCAGCAAAACCAAAACCATCTTCTTCATGCTCTTCAATAATATCATTGAGTTCTTCTGCGTTTTCTAGCATGATTTTTCGGTTTTCTTCATCGAAAGAATTCTTCGGCATAATGCGGCGACTAGCTTGAAACAAGTAAGCATATCGTAAAGATTCTTCAAAGTTTCCAGTTCTAGTTGCTGTAGCTCCAGATTCAATAATATTGATTAGCTCTTGGTATTTTGAATCGCTCAATTGTTCTTTCATAGATTCAATTGAAGCTTTGATCTCAGAAATCTCTTTTTCAACATCGTCTTTTTGAGTTTTAGTGAGTTTGAAATCTTGAACCCGATGATTGCTTAAAATTCCTTCGACTAGTGCATCAGGACTGAACATTAAAAATCTCTCCATTTTTTGCTAACACTAAATGCTATATAGAAAATAAGCATCGGCACTACATAGAAAATAAGCATAAGTGGCCAACCGATGAGAACAAGAGTTCTATTAATCGGTTTTCTATTTTTTTCGGATTGCCACACTCCTATCATACCGCCAAAATACGATATAAGAAGCCAGGACATTAGTACAGCGTTCATATTTGTATTCTAAACACTCTTTAATGAAATGTCAATTATATTAGTTTACTTTTGCTCAAAGTTATGTTAGAGTGTGACAATTGGAAACTGGACACGAAGCAATTGCGATGCTAGATCATCTGCTTGCTACTGGTGAAGTAGACTAACTGACTTCTAACGATCTATTAAATAAATCATTTACTTTTAAGCAAGATTATTATACTATGTTTTTATGATTGTAGATATCGGACCATACAGAAGTTGGATCGGACCATACCAATTAGCAGATTTAGCTTTTTGGCTTAATGAAGATCAAAAGAACCGTTTTGGTGAATTCCTTAGCAAAACTTTTATAGGGGATTTGTGCCAATACATTCATGATCGTAAAAAGCGTAAGGTCAAAATCATCGTTGAAGATTTTGATAGCTGGGATGCTTATTCTACTTTAGCTCAAGTTATTCTTCCAGTTCTTAAGTCGTATCGCCGCGATCACGACAGCGCTCCTTGGACTAATAATGAAGATGTTCCAGAGCGACTTCATGGCGCTGAAGACAGTTCAAAGGCTGATTACAAACTTGATGATAAGTTCTTCGATCGTTGGGATTGGATTCTTGACGAAATGATCTGGGCTTTTGACAACATCGTCACTGATGAAGATTGGGAATTGCCGTTTGAAGAGATGCAAGCGCGTTCTAAACGCACTGACAATGGGCTTCGCCTCTTCGGCAAGTACTTTAGAAATCTTTGGGTTTAGCGCGCTTCAAACATTGGTAATTGCATAAGTCTCCAGCTATTATCTGTAGATCTCGGGCTTGGCCCTTGAATAGAAACAGTTTTGTTGTTTCTAACAGATACATTTGTTGGCGCATTCACAGCAGTCGTTGTAGCTATTACAGCTTGACTAAGTCTCTCTTCTTTTAGATTTGAAATATCTTTAGAACCGCGGCCAATAGCAGTTCCCTTTTCTGTAAGTGGACCCCTTGGTGCAAGCGATTCTGTTTGCGATTGTTGTTGATCGAAAATCGAAAACTTTCTAGCGTTTGATACTCCAAAAAATTCAGCAGCTCTAACACCCGCGTTCGAAAAGAACGGAGATAGCTTATTGATCGGCCAGAAAGAGTCGTGTGTTTGTTCAGCCATAGACTGAAACACATCGTTGATAGCTTCTCCGACTTTCCACATAATTTCTTGGAATGACGGTATTTTGATGTCAATAGTTGGTAGCAAATCTTTTAGATTAAATGGCTCATGCTCTGCATAAACACTCTTTGAAGAAAAAATACGATCAAAGAAACCAGTAATTGGATCGATAAATTTTTCTTTGAACATAGTTGGGAATGATTGTATCTTTTCTTTGAGATTTTTGAAAAAGCTTTCAATACTATCAACAGCATTACTAAAAATCGTTGGAATTTCTGTGATAACCCAATCAAAAGCTTGTCCTGTTAAGTCTCCAACAGCTCCTGCAAGTCTGTTAAAAATCTCTGTGAATGAAAAGCTGTCAAGAGCTTCTGCAAATTTATCCCACCCGAGCTCACGGGTGATCCATGCTACACCGTCTTTAAGAAGATCTAGTGGTTTTGTTACAAAGCCCCTTATAATTTCAAGAGCTCCTTCTTTAAGACCGCCTAGTAGACCGCCGTCTTCAAACCCCTTATTGAAACCCTTAACAAAGTCTATGATTGCAAACATTATATTGACGAATGGAATAACTTTTGCAAGGTGTAAACCAGCCGCTATTGGTTTTAGAGCTTTGATAATTGGCTGAAATAATTTTCCAATACTCGAAACTACTTTTGTAGTTGTTTTTAGAACATCGACCGCAAATGAGATCGGCGATAGAATAAGACGCCCAAGAGTAGTAACGCCTTTTAAGATGTGATCTTGATACACTACTTTAGCTATTGCTGCAATACCGTTTATTGTTCCACCAAGAGTTTTACTAAGAAATTGAAACGATCCGACTAATCTAGTGAGAAGTATTATCGACTTCACTACAAGAATTTCTCGAATCCACTTGTCTAATCCAAAAGCATAAGCAGCAATAGCAGCGCTGATAAGAGCACCAAACCATGATGGGTCTGGTAAGTTTTGAAACCAATTATCAGACTTTTCAATTTTTCCAGACGTGTTTTTTCCTTTGACTGTTTCACGATCTTGGTCAGCTCTATCAGCTTCTATTTGAGCGCGTTTTGTATTTTCAGCGTGCTGAAGCTCGCTCATAGCATTGCTCATCTCAAGAATAGAGACTACATCGCCAATCTGCTCAGCAAGCAACATTAAACCAGCATCGAGGTTTTTGTTTACCAATGTTAGAGCGTCGTACATCTCAAACTGAGTCTCTTCTGAGTTCTCTAGTAGAGTTATGATGCGATCTGCTCGCTCTGTATCAAGATTAGGCAGCATTACTGACTCTTAAGCCTTTCTTCTTCTTCCCTGAGATAGTTGATCAACAGAGACGTATAAATTTCTCGTTCAAACGGAATCATATTTTCTAGCTCAGTCAATGAATATCCATAGTGTTGCATCATAGCAAAATTTGTATAGTAAAGGTTCATCAAAGAATCATGACTGAGCGTTAGCCGAAAAAACTCTGCAAACCCTCAATATTAGCTTCATCATCTTTTCCACACTTATCGCAATGAAACTTCACTTTATGAGATAACTTCGGCATAGTATTGAAGAACTCTAACACATTATCGAACTGTTTCTTTGAGAGTTTGCTAACAAAATCTAGAGCTTCTTCTCTAGTAAAATCGTCATAGACCTGGTTATCATCCCAAACGTTAACGATACAACTAGAGATCATATCAAGTGCTTTGTCAATTTCAGACTGACTAACACTAGTCATCGAGAAGATATTTGGATACTTCAATTTCATACCAACTCCGTCACCAAGATCAATTTCATTCTTATGGTCAGGAGTTTTTACAACTTTGATTTCGTCGAGGTTGATCTCAACTTCAGTAGAACTAGAACATTCTGTTTTATCTGTGTGTAGTACATTAACGTTGACTACTTCGCCGACACTCTTTGCTCGAAGCATAAGAAACAAATATTCAATATCGAAAGAAGCTAGCTTTGTTGGATCAAAACCAGGTGTGCTAACGCAATTTGTTAGAATTTCTGCAACTGCCTGAGATGTATCTCTAGTGTCTCCGCCTTCTAGTGTCATGTAGAGAATTTTCTCTTCTTTGACGAGGAACGGACGGAAACGAATTTCTTCGCCTGTAGACGGAATAGAAGTTTTGAAAGTTGGTGTTGCTAATGATGGTAAAGACATAATAACTCCATTAAGTTGTCTTAGAAAGGATGACGCCCGCAATCGTTCCTAGAGCGCCGCCTAGTCCACTGCGATTGATCCGACCAAAAGGACCTTCAGTAACACTAGTTGGTAGATCACCTTGACCGCGATAATCTTCTGTGAAGTATCGAAACGACATGGTAATGTTCATTTTAAGCACGTCAGCGTTTTGCCAATTCGAATTCAATGGTGCAATAAGCTGTGGATATGAATCGTATAGTTTTACTGAATAGACATGAGAATCGTCTGATTTAGCGTTAACATCGTATTGTCTAACTTCAACAGAGCCTTTGTAATCATCAAAGTATCCGATATCAAATTCGCGCTTTCTTTCAGTTCGGTTAAGAAATTCTTTTCTATGTTTCCCTACTACCATGTCTTGCCAACTTAGAAAAAATTCTCTTTCTCGAAGATCTGGACTCATGATTACAGTCATTGTGATTTCAATGAAGTTGGGTTGTCCACCAATTTTCTGAAGAGGACCATAGTCTCTAAACTCGATTGGCGTGATTGACCTCTGAGGAAATTCTACAGAATCAATACGGAATGAAAGATGATTAGTGTCAACGTTGCTTACTGTTTCTATTCCAGCTGGGGGAAAAACAAACGCCTTGAAACTGCTTTGAAGCGCAACACCGCCAGTACGGTTAATGTTCGCTTGAAATTCGTTAATCTTAAAGGCCACGAGCAGATCTTCCCCAAACTCTCTGACGGCTAGCGCCGATAAAGCGTTCAGTTGGTAGAAATAGAGCAATATCCCATTCACTAGCGTCGACTTTCAAAAACTTCGACTTCACATGTGAATGTATGTAGCGCTTAACACACGGTTTGAATTGTTTGAACTTCGTGCTCGCATTAAGGATTTGATAACTAATCATAAGCTTAGTAGCTTCATTGTATTTCTTATCTGTTGAAAGAGTATAAAGCGCGTCCATAAGCTTAGCTCGAAGAGCTGGAGAAATATAGTGTAAGTTGATTCCAATAAAACCGTCTTTAGTCATTGATACTGGAAAAATTACTGGAAAGCGGTCATAGTATGGTAAAGTTTCTTTATGTTTTGGATCATAGAAAAACATGTACATATCACCAGGGTTGACGGAGGATGTAGTCTTACCAACATTTTCGTTTACTAGACTGTTCGGTGTAGTTCGAGTTCTACGAGCTGCTCTACGAAACCATTCTCGCGCAGATTTGGTCCGACCAGGAGCTTGTCCATTCTTAATTCCTCTTTGGAGGATTTTATCGAATACGTATGAAACCATTTATCCGGTTATTGCCAATTTCTTTTCTGTGAGTATCTCAAACTGATAGCCATGGTTTTTACAATACGCTCTAGCAGCTTCAAACTTTCTATCATTTACTGCAAAAGTCATAATTTCTTGTAGATAACCCTTTGTTTTTCTCTTTCGCGGCTTTGGTGGAACCGTTTGGTTGAATGGTTTAATTTCTATGATGTAAGTTTCATTGCCATTCATTGTTCTTAACTTGGCCATAAAATCTGGAAAGTATCGATGATACTGCCCGTCTCCAGGATGTTTGTATGGTATAGCAAGCTCTTCTGAAGACCATTCTATTACATTATCGCTCAGATCTAGCCATTTCATGAACTTAAGCTCCCAAGAGCTTCTGTAAAAGATGCTGTTCTTATTGCCTCGGTACTTTGCTGGGTTCTTTGGTTTAAAGTATCCCTTATGAGTGTCGCGGCTGGCCATATAAATAGATCACACATTTCTTTTTTCTAAACCTATTTATATGGCCGCACCACAAAACACAAATGATCTCGAAGTCGCTCTGTCGAAAGGCGGCTCAGTCCCAACAAATTTCTTCCCAGGAGACTTAGAAGAAGTTGACCATTGGGTGTGTTTTTCAGTTGCTTCTCACAAATTTCGCCGTAAAACCGAGTTTGCTAAAGATGAAGTGATCAGACGAATATTTCTTCCTATTCCAGCGAATCTTTCTACTCAATACGATCAGGCTTACAACACTGAAGGCGTTGGAGCGGGTGGAGTAATTGGAGCTCAGATAGGTGAGGGATTTGACGGCACTATCTCTTCATTCATTGATCGCGCAAGTTCGCTTACGGGCGGCGATGTAGTTGGCGCTGCAAAGTACTATGGACTAAAAGCTCTTCAAGAGAATATTGGTTCTCTTGCTGCTTATAAGCTTCTTGGTCCCGCTGGTGGTGTTGCTGGTCTCGGTGTTACTGAAGCTCTTAAAGGAGCACTTGCAGCCGGCGGGCTTGCAATCAATCCTCATATGGGCGTTTTGTACGATGGTCCTAACCTTCGAACGCACAACTTCACATACAAATTCGTTCCTCGAAATCAAACTGAGTCAGCGCAGATCAAAGGCATAATTCAATCTTTCAGATATCATATGGCGCCTGGATATAAAGACTCTCAAGGACACTTCTTTGATTATCCAGAACAGTTTGATATTGATTTTCATTATCCAGACTACTTGTTCAACATCGGACCATCTGTTTTAAAGAACTTAGAGATTAACTATCATGGTGAGGGCGTTCCTATGTACCATGATGTTAGAACATCGGCTGCTGGTAATGTTGAAAAAGCTCCTGTGAGCATGACAATAAGCATGACATTCCAAGAAGTTTCTATTCTCACAAAGAAAAACTTTGAGCCAAGTTCTGGTTTGAATAGGAGCTTCTAGTGCCGCATTTTTTCGCGAACTTTCCAACTATTCGATATGACGTCTTGAACCAAGGCGCTCCAAAGATTATTCAAAACCCGTTTGTTCGTTTTAAGTTTCATGATATCGTACAAAGTAAAGTCGCGGTTTATTATACGCACGATGTTGAAGATGGAGAGCGAGCAGATGTAATTGCTTCTAAATATTATGATGACGAAACTCTTGACTGGGTTATTTGGTTGTCAAATTTAACTGTTGATCCACATTTTGATTGGCCGATGGACCAGCAGAGCTTCAACGAATACATCAAGAAGAAGTACGGCAGCGTAAGCGATGCTCAAGCAGATATCCACGCTTATCAATGCATCATTAGAGAACATAGTGTGCTTTCTGACGGCACTATCGTTAAACAGAAAACGCTTGACGTAGACTTGACTACTTACAGTTCATTGAGCGCGACACAGAAACAAATTAAGTATTCTTACGAATATGAATTAGAACTAAACGACGCACGACGAATCATAAAAGTTCTTAAGAAAGACTATGTGCCATCGCTCTTGCGCGAGGTTGAAACAATCTTCTCGTAATGACAGCATCTTCAACATATATTCCTGGAGATATCGATCTTCAGTCTTGTCTTCTCGTGAATTATAATGGAAAATATATTGAACTCCGTGAGATCATTCTTGAGTTCAATGTATATCATGATATTTTCTCGAATGGTATCAAATGCGATATCATCGTAGATGATGCCATTGGATTGATAGAGCGAGTTCCTATCGTCGGCGACGAAACAGTAATAATCTCATTCAGCGAACCGACTGTTGCAAAATACGTAACGTACGTCTTTTCTGTTTATAAGGTTAGCGATCGAGTATCTCAGAACGATCGATCTAACACGTATGTTATACACGCCCAATCGCAAGAACTAATCAATGACTTACGTTCAACAGTGTCTCGATCTTATTCAAATATCGCAGCAGACGAGATTGTTTCTGACGTCTACAAAACGTATCTCCAACCAAAAACTTCAAAATTCTCATATATTCGAGAAGGCAGGAGCTTATCTTTTGAATCAACTGAAGGGAGACATACACTAATCGCCCCTAAAGTTTCTCCTTTTCAGTTTATTCGAATGGTTAGTTCAGAAGCTCAATCTAAGAAATATAGATCAGCTTCATTTGTCTTTTTTGAGACTACTAAAGGCTGGAAGTTTGTTACTATTGAGAATTTGATGGACAAGCCCGCAGTAGATTCATTCTATTTTTCTCATGCTCTTTTTGATCGTCAACATACTATAGACAACGAAACAATTTTTCCTTATCAGATTATTGTTGCTATTGACTACGCTTCTCAATTCGATAATGTCATTGCGCATAAAGCTGGAATGTTAGATAATGATGTCGAAGTTATCGACCCAATCCGTAAGAAATTTTCTACAGAGAGTTTCTTATACGATCGAGATTTTGAAGAGTTAGTTCATCTTGGCAAGGGGAAGATGTATACTGAGAAGTCACTCTACAAAAAGAACGATGGTAGTTCAAGATCGACTTTACTAGTATCAAACATTGGAGAATCATATCCACTTTTGACTTACATTACTAATGGTCGCGATCTAGATCCACAGATTAAAGACCCAAGAGTGATTCATAAAACTCTTCCGTTTAGTTTGCCGGTCATGGCGTCAATCAACAATATGGTAATCGATGTTACAGTTCCAGGCAACACCGAACTAGATGTTGGCGATGTAGTTAATTTGAACATCATGCAAAATTCTAGCGACTCAGAACATTTAAGTAAGACAAACTTATTCTATGGACAGAAAGACTCACGATTTCTAGTTACTGCAATGCGCCATACTTACAATAGAGGTGATAATAGGTTCTTCACTGTGCTCCAATGCGTAAAAGACACTTACGCTATAGAGCCTAAGGAGATTGAATAATGTTTGGTGAAAATACAATCATGTGGATGGGGGTCGTAGAAGACCGTAGCGATCCTATTAAGCTTGGACGCGTAAGAGTTCGAATTTTTGGGTGGTACTCTGAAAACGTAAATGAAGTTCCTGTCACTGATTTGCCATGGGCTCAAGTTATTCAGTCTCCAACGAACGCAGCAGTTGGAGATATTGGTCAATCACCAACCGGTTTAGTCGAAGGTAGTTGGGTTGTTGGATTTTTTCTTGATGGAAAGCAAGCACAAAAACCAATCGTGCTTGGAAGTCTTTCTGGAATTCCAGACAAACTTGCTTCAGAATACGCAGCTAACGCTGGATTCAAAGATCCAAATAGAGTTTATCCATCAAGAAAGGAAGAACCAGATGTCAATCGGCTTTCTAGAGCAGATGCAGATTTTGTACACTCAAATCCAGCAACAAAGAATAGAAACAGAACTACGAGCGTTGCCACAGCGTCTGGTGGATCATGGGATGAACCAGCAAGTGGCTACGCAGCAGAATATCCCTACAATCATGTCTATGAGTCTGAGTCAGGACACATCAGTGAAGTGGACGACACCGAAGGATCCGAAAGACTTCATCAGTACCATAAGTCCGGAACTTTCGAAGAGATCGTGGCTGACGGAACTCGTGTCGTTCGCGTAGTTGGTACTGATTATGAAATTCTACTAAATGGAAAGAACGTATACGTAAATGGAGCGTGCAATATCACCGTCAACGGGGCAGCAACAGTCAAAGCGGGGGCCGTTACTTTGTCGACTGATGACGTCAATTGGTCAGTTAACGGCGATTTCACCGTTAACACGACTGGCAACATCAACCTCAATAGCTCCTAATGCCAGCAATTCACAGAAACGGAGATTCGAGAGCTTGTGGAGCGACGACTATCGTCACTGGGCAAGAACACGTTTACGCGAACGGGAAGCTGGTGTCGGTGGACGGGGACCTAGAGAGTCACGGTGACGGAGCTTTGACTGCGAATTCCCGCAGAGTCTATATTAACGGTAAAGCTGTAGTAAATGTTGGAGATGCTGGGGCTATTGATCAATTAGATCACACAAATACAGCTGCTACATCTGGTTCTCCGAACGTTAACGTCGGCGACCCGCTATAAATATATTCAAAAGAGAGAATTGATGGCCACAATTAAGGAGACAGTCTACAAAGACATCCCGCTGAGCTTTAGCGCTCATCCGGTAACCGGAAATTTGACTGTGCTAAAGAATGGTGAAGCCGTCAAAAACTCAGTGAAGAACATTATTCTGACTAATTACTACGAGAGACCGTATCGTCCTTATCTCGGCGGAAACGTAACAAATCAGATATTTGAACTTTTCACGTCAATGACTACTTTCTCAATCAGAAAATCAATCGTTGAATCAATTAAGAACAGTGAACCTCGAGCACAGCTTGATGAAGTTCGGGTATTAGAAGACAAAAAGAGTCATTCGCTTGAAGTCACTGTAATATTTCGCGTTATTAATAGTCCCGAACCGGTAACGCTTACTGTAATTCTCGAAAGGGTCCGCTAAAAATGTCGGCTAACAGCGCCATAGAGTTCACTGGGCTCGACTTCGATGCAATTCGCTCAAATATGAAGAGCTTTCTCTCTTCTCATAGCGAATTCGTAGACTACAATTTTGATGGGTCAACAATAAGTTTGCTTCTTGATCTACTCGCATATAACACTTATTTGAACGCGTATATGACCAATATGGTCGGCAACGAGATGTTCTTAGATTCTGCACAAATCAGAGAGAACGTAGTTTCTAGAGCGAAAATGCTTGGTTATACTCCAACTTCTTCTCGTAGTGCCACTGCGACCTTCTCTGTGACTGTCACGCCTAGTGATAACCCAACGTATGTTACTATTGCTCGAGATACGACTTACACTGCGACGCTTGATGGAGTAACATACAAGTTTGTTACTCCACAGCCATACGTACTAACTTCAAACGGTGGAACATTTTCCACAACTATTAGTGCAGTAGAAGGCGAACCTCTTACTCATCGCTTTTATGTCAACACGTCTAACCCAGTTAGATACGTGCTTCCAAACAAAGGCGTAGATACAACTAGCATTCGAGTCTACGTACAGACGTCAAACAACGACACTTCTAATACAACTTACACTTTGGCTAATGATATAACTACAGTGAACGGTAATTCTAATGTGTATTTCCTTCAAGAAACTACTGATGGAAAGTTTGAAGTTTACTTTGGTGACAATGTTGTTGGAAATAAACCAATCAATGGTAACGTTGTAAATATCAGTTATAGAGTTTGTAATGGAACTCTTCCAAACGGCGCGAATAATTTCGCAGCTCCATCTACTCTTGGTGGATATTCGACATTCACTTCTACTCTAGTAACTAGTGCTAGAGGCGGAGCAAATGCTGAGTCAATTTCATCAGTTAAATTTAATGCTCCACGCTCATATGAAGCTCAAAACCGTGCAGTGCTTGTTAGCGATTATGAGCGACTGATTCTCAAAGAAAACTCTGATATAGCTTCTGTGAGCGTTTGGGGAGGAGAAGATAACGATCCTCCAATCTATGGTAAAGTCTATGTTTCTGTAAAGCCAACAATCGGAACAATCGTTTCTCAGACTAAGAAAAACACGATTAAGCGCCAACTTAAAAAGTACAATGTTGTTTCTATTGATCCTGAGTTTGTAGACGCTTCTTATCTCTATGTTACACCGACTATCGAAGTTCATTGGAACAGTAATCTTACTACTAGAAACGAAGCTCAAGTTTGGCAAGATGTTGTAAGCGCTGTTAACGCATATGAGACAACTACTCTTGGAACATTCGAAACTGAACGTTTTAGATATTCTGGTCTTATTCGAGCTGTTGATAACGTTGGCAGTTACGTCACAAGCAATCTTATCTCAATTAAGATGCAGAAACGTTTTATCCCAAGCCTCACAACGGCTACTACGTATAAGTTAGTTTACAATAATCCAATCAGAAAACCAATTTCGGCGGGCCACACTTCACATGCGGGTTCTCACTTTATTTCGTCTTCAGCATTTACTTTCCAAGGACAAACGTGCTTTTTAGACGATGATGGAGAAGGCATTGTAAGAATTTACTATCTTGACGGAGAAAACTCTACTGTTTATCTTGATTCTGAAGCTGGAAGCGCAGACTATAATAACGGAATTATAACGCTTACAGCGTTTCTTCCTACAGCGTATGCTGGAGATGAGCTTAAAGTCTATGCAGTGCCTATTAGAAATGACATTTATCCATTGCGAAATCAGATTGTTCTTATTTCTGACGCAACAGTTTCTATGTACGATGAAGCGACAACAACAATTTCTCCTGCAATAACAATAGCAACTGCTGGTACTGTAACTACGACTAATGATGATGGCGTAAGTACGATCGTATATTAGTGGCAACATCCAATAACATATCGGCTTTAGTCGAGAACCAGTTTCCGAGCTTTGTAAAGTCAAATGGGCCGAAGCTTGTTTCATTCATGAAAGCTTATTATGAATGGATGGAAACTAGTGGTCAAGCTACTGAGCGTTTCAAAAACTTATCGCAATATCAAGATATTGATAGCACTCTTGATACATTCGTCCAGTACTTTGGTAAAGAAGTTCTTGGTGCAATTCCACAGACAACACTTTCAAATAAAAAACTTCTAGCTAAGCATGCGAGAGATCTATACAGAGCTCGCGGCTCTGAAGAATCTTTCAAATTGTTATTCAGAATTCTTTATGATGAAGATATTGAGCTCTATTATCCAGGTGACGATATTCTTCGAGCATCTGATGGGCGATGGATTCTTGATAAGAGTATTCGTGTTTCTAGTCCGAAAACTGGAACTATTTCTAGTTTGGTTAATCAGCAAATCACCGGTGCTACATCAGGAGCTACTGCTAGAATTGACCGTGTAAGCAGCACTACAGAACGCGGGCTTCTTGTTGATGAATTATTCATCACTAACATTTCTGGAACATTTGTTGATGGTGAACTAATCAGAAATAGTTCTAATAGCGTTAACGCGACAATCTTCAATATTTCTGGGCCAATTAACGTTGTTACTATCATTGGCGGCGGTTCAGGCCACCAATCTGGAGACGCTGTAAACCTAACCGGCCAGTCTGGTGGCGGTTCAGGCGCTAATGCTACTGTTCTTACAGTATCAGATACTAGTGCTCTTACTTTTCGACTTGTGAAAGGTGGACATGGATACAGAGCTAACTCAACAGTAACAATTACTAGTGTTGGTATTGGCGGCAATTTTAATATTGCTTCTCTTTCTAATACTGAACAGATTTCTATCAATCAAGATCAAATTAGCGCAGTTAAAGACTGTGTAATCAACACTTACCCTTACTTTATTTCTTCTGGAGCAAACACTGCTACAGTTAGTGCAAATCTTGCTATTGCTAATGTGTCTGTAACTTTAGGTTCAGCTCTAGCATTTTCAAATGTTGTTGTTGGAACAATCAACACCATTTCGACTATTGATCCTGGTTATGGCTATACCTCAATCCCCACTGTTCAAGTTCAAGATAACGAAATCAGTCAACTTGAGCTTGTTGCGCCGGGCGGAGGCTTCAAAGGAAATAACGCTGTCGTAGTTGCTAATAATGCTCTTGGTTCTATTTTATCTCTAACTATTAACATTAGAGGTCAGAATTACAGCCAATATGAATTAGTAGATATTGCTAACCAAACAAGAACTGCTTTTGACGCTAATGGATCAGTCAGTGTTACTGGTGTCGTTGAGTATCCTGGTCGATATGACGGCACTCTCGGTTTCTTAAGCTGGGATCATAAACTACAAGACAATCTTTATTATCAAGAGTTTTCATATGTCATTAAAGCGATGGAATCACTTAAAAGCTATGCAAGCATAGTTAAAAAGTCAGTACATCCTGCTGGTACTAAGATGTTTGGTGAAGTAGTAACTACTTCTACACTTGCACCTAACACAGTTACGATGGCAGTTACTACTCTGACTACGGCCTAAATAGGAGAACACCATGTCGGGCATTGTTACTAGAAAGTTCAGAACTCACAACGCAAAACAACTTCATGAATCATTCAGTGAAGTTTCTGCGGATAGGATGTATTTGTTCATTGGACACCCTACTCCATGGGCTAATGATTCTGCTCCAACAACTCCAATAGATACTCCAGAGACTACAGAGTATAGTTATTGGCGCAGTATGATGGGAGCTAAAAAGGTCTCTGTTACTGACGTAACTTTTGGAGCTCCAAGAACTAACTGGGCTAACAATACGTTATATGATGAGTATAACGGAACAAGCCAAAAAGTCTATTCAAATAATCATATTATTGTATCTTCGGCTAACAACGTATATAAGTGTCTATTCAATAACAAAGGCGCGAACTCTACTGTTGAACCATCAGGAACTTCTACATCTACAATTACTCTAGCTGATGGTTATAAGTGGAAGTTCATGTATTATATTTCTGGCGCAGACTACAATAAGTTTGTTACAGCGGGATTCATTCCAGTTAAGACTCTTACTGCGGATGACGGATCTTCTCAATGGTCTGTTCAGTCTGCAGCAGTAAATGGAGCTATTGATGTTATAGACGTTCGTGTTCCTGGTTCTAGTTATTTGTCGACAAATGGCGTAGTTGCTGCTGTTAACGGCGCAAATGTTACAATGGCTAACACTGCTAATTCTACATCAGATTCTTATGTTGGAAGCACTATGTTTTTAAGATCTGGACTTGGATCTGGACAGCTTCGTACGATTGTAGACTATGTTGGTGGCAGTCGTAAAGCTACTTTGAACTCAGCTTTTACAACAACTCCAAATACTTCTACTCAGTATTATGTTGGACCAAGAGTTATTGTGCGGGGTAATGGCGCTGGTTGTCTTGCTTATGCAAATGTTGTTTCAGGAAATGTTACGTTCGTCAACGTTATTACTCCAGGCACTGGATATTCAATTGCAAACGTATCAATTACTGCAAACAATGGCACTGGAGCAACAGCAATGCCATGCATTGCTCCAATGGGTGGACACGGCTCTGATCCGCTCGACGAACTTTCTGGACACAACGTAATCATCAGTGTTTCTCTTGCTGGTTCTGAGTCTAATACTTTGCCAACAACAAACCAGTTTAGAACATTTGGTTTGTTAGTTAATCCAAATTTAGCAAATGGATCTTCAGCTAATGGTTCTAGTTACAGACAATCTACTCAACTCACAGTGAGTTCTGTGAAGTCTGCTTTTGTTGAAGACGATCTTATCACTGGCGTGAATAGCAGTGCAACAGCTCGAGTAGTTAAATTTGCAAATACAAATTCTGCAAATACGCGTGGAATATTAGATGTTGTGGATGTAGATCTTGCATTTAGTTCAACTGAGTCAATCATTGCTAATACTAGTGGAGCGAATGCCGTCATTACTGCTATAAATAGTGGTAGTCTTAAGGCGAATTTCGGTGATATTATTTACTCTGAGCATAAAACTCCCACTTCTAGGAGCTCTGCTCAAACCGAAACATTCAAATTAGTTGTTCAGTTTTAAAGAGAATAGATGACCCTCTCAAATACAGCATCGCTTTCAACAAATCTTAATGTAGATCCGTACTACGACGATTTTGATGAGAGCAAGAACTTTCATAGAATTCTATTCCGCCCTGGAATGGCAGTTCAAGCTCGAGAACTCACACAGCTCCAAACAATTCTTCAGAACCAAGTTGACCGGTTTGGAGAACATATCTTCAAAGAAGGCTCAGTTGTTAGTGGTTGTGAAGTAACTTATGATAGAAACTATAGCTATGTAAAGGTCCTTGACAATTCATCTAACGGATCTTCTATTGCTTTGTCAACGTTTTCAAATCAGATTGTTACTGGCGGAGCTTCTGGAGTAAAAGCTCTAGTAGTCAATACTTCAGCTGGTGCTGAAGCAAACACACCCGATCTTAAGACTCTTCACGTTAAGTACACTCAAGCTGGTTCTAACAATACAGCTAAAGTGTTTACTGTTGGCGAAGCTCTTACTTCAAACAACGGATATGGCGCTAATGTTTCTGCAATCGGCGTTGGTTCTGCATTCTCTGTAAAAGAAGGCGTTATTTTCGCCAAAGACCACTTTATTCGTGTAGCCCCTCAAACTCTTATTCTCAACAAGTATGACGCTAATACGTCTCTTCGTGTTGGTTTCACTATAAATGAAACTGTTGTTGATTCAGATAGCGATTCTACGTTAAATGATCCAGCGCAAGGTTCATATAACTATGCCGCCCCTGGTGCTAATCGTTTAAAGATTACTGTCACGCTTGCTAAAAAGAGCATTAATACTACTGATGCTAATAACTTTGTTGAAATCTACAGGACTAATGCTGGTTTAGTAGAAGCAAACGCTGAAAAGACTCAATACGCTGTTCTTAGAGATTATCTTGCTCGTCGTACTCGCGATGAGTCTGGCGATTATATCGTCAATGGGCTAACGGTTAGTCTAAAAGAACATCTTAAGAGCGGCACCAATCAAGGTGTTTATACAGCTGCTAATGGCGGTAACACTAATAAGCTTGCCGCTGGTGTTGAACCAGGTAAAGCTTATGTTCAGGGTTACGACTATGAAAAGCTCATTACAACTTATGTTCCAATTGATAAAGGAACTGATTATGAATCAATTGAAGCAACTACAATTCCAACAAACTACGGCAACTATGTTACTGTAAAAGAAGTTTGCGGCCAGTGGGATGTAAACTTTCATGTTCCGGTTTCATTGCGCGACATTGTTGCTAAAGCAGTATCTAACAATGATTTTTCTACGACAACAGCAGTAGGAGCAGAAATCGGAACTGCTCGCGTGCGGGCAATCGAGTATGCATCTGGAACTAAGGGTTCCTATAACGCTACATACAAGATGTATCTTTATGATATCAGAATGACTAGTGGTGCTTTCACTAACGTAAAATCAGTCTATTTGAACAATGCTACAAATGCTGATTGTAAAGCCGACATTGTTCTGACTTCAGGCAACGCTGTTCTTAGCGAAACCAGTTTTAACCGTGCAGTATATACAATTCCAGCAACTAATATTCGTAGGCTAAGAGATAGCACTGGCACTATTGATACCAACTTTAAGTTCTTAAAGAAGTTTGATGTAACTATCGCAACCGATGGAACTTTTACTCTTGCAACTGGATCTGCAGACGAGCAATTCCCGTATTCTACTGGTGCTTTGAACAGCACTCAGAAACAAGGTGGTTTCTATGTAGTTACAAATGCTGCAGCTAACACATCAGTAAATATTACTGGTACTGTAAGCGCCACTTCTGGTTCAAACACTATTACTGGTTCTGGTACTGCATTTAGTACTCAGTTGAATATTGGCGATCAAATCAATATTGGTAATGTTGGAGTTCACTTCGTCACAGCAATTGCTTCTGCTACTTCTCTCACTATCCTTAGCAATGCTGGAAGTTCTGCTACTGGTGTCGCAACTCATAAAGAGTTCGATGTCGGACAAGTCATTGATATGTCTGGTTACGGTATTGGTGGAGCTCGTACAATCACTGTTGGTTCTACGACTTCAGCAACTTTTGATACACAAGAAACTTTCACAGCAACAAAGTCAGCATCTGTTCTAGTCGAACTTAACAAAATAGACGGTCAAGAGAAAGCTAAAGTTTACAAGAGTGGACGATACGTTCAAATTCTATGCTCTAACAACACAGCAAATACTGTTGGACCATGGAACCTTGGACTATCAGATGGTTTTCAGATTCTTGAAGTTCGTCAAAGGGGTTCTGCCTTCACAGCTAATACTGAAGGTACTGATGTAACTACGCATTTTGAACTTGACACTGGAATGCGCGATAACTTATATGATCATGCAAAGCTAGTTAAGAAAAGTTCTTCTGCATTGTCAATAGCTTCAAGCGACTATCTACTTGTTAAGCTAGATTACTTTACGCATGATACTTCACAGGGTATTGGATATTTCAGCGTAGACTCGTATCCAATCGATGACGTTGATACTGCAAATACTAGTGCTATTCAGACTGCACAGATTCCTATCTTTGTTTCTCCTGTTGATGGTAAGTCTTTTGATCTTCGTGACAGCATTGATATTCGTCCTCGAATTACTGACTCTGCCACAGACACAACATTAATCGGTTCTGCTACTCTCAATCCGAATACAATGGTTTCTATTGTGCAGCCTTCTGGTGGATTACACTATTCGCCGCCAAATGATTCTTTCACTGTTGACTTAGATTACTATCTTTCTCGTCGTGACTTAATTGTTCTTGATAACACTGGTAACATTCGAGTTATTAAAGGAACTCCGTCTCTTTATCCGTATTCGCCACAAGAACCGTCTGATGGTATGACTTTAGCGAAAGTTAAAGTTGCACCATATCCTTCATTGCCAACTGAACAGGGCCGTCGTTTTTCTCGGCCGCAGCTTGTGTGTGAAGTTACTCCGATTAAGAATTCTCGTTATACAATGCGTGATATCGGCGCTATTAAAGACCGTGTAGATCGTCTTGAATACTACACTTCGCTATCACTCCTTGAAAAAGACACAAAGTCTCTTCTTATTGCAGACGTTTCTGGTAATGATCGTTTCAAGAATGGAATTTTGATCGACAACTTTACTGGTCATAATATCGGTAACGTGTATGACAATGATTACTCTATTGCTGTAGATTCTGAAAAGAAAGAAGCTCGCCCGACGTTCAAGTTGAACTCGTTAGAATTGTTCAAAACGGCCAACACTTCTGGACTTAACGTATCTGCAAATGACGCTACTGTTGTTCTTAGTGCAGCAGGAACTTATACTAATGGTGAAGCCATTACTGTTGGTTCATCAACGTCTACTCTTCGATATCAGGTCGGCAACACTCTATATCTTGAAGCCGTTACTGGCACGATTACTCCTAGCGCAAATGCTGTTGGTGGATCATCTGGTACTAATAAAACAATTAGCACAGTGTCTACTCCAAGCGCTGGTCAACTTGTAACTCTGCCGTATACTCATTCTAGACTGATCAATCAGAAATACGCGTCTAGTACTCGAAATGCTGCTGGTCTATTCTACAACTGGGCTGGTAAGATTACGCTATCTCCAGATAGTGATTACTGGACTGACACAACTAATCGACCAGACGTTCAACTTAATTTCGATTTGAACACCGACAACTGGGTTCATCTCTCTAATTCTTGGGGAACTCAGTGGAATGACTGGGAAACTATTTGGTCCGGATCTCGTACTATCAATGAGTTTGAATCTCAAAATAGTCCTGCGCAGTTTTTTCAACAAGCAACAGTAGAAACCACTGAACGACAGATTCGTACTGGAATTAACGCAACAGTTACACCTTCTACAACTACACAGAATATTGGTGGTAGAGTAGTTAATGTAAGCATTGTTCCTTTTATGAGATCTAGAGTAATTCAATTCACTGGTGAAGGCTTCAAGCCAAACTCTAAGTTATTCTCATTTTTTGATGGAACCGACGTAACTGCTTATGTAACCCCAACCAATAGCAGTTTTGCTAATACAGCAAACGAAGGTGGATCGATTGTTGTTAATAGCTCTGGTAATGTTTACGGATTATTCCGTATTCCAAACGAAACTAGTTTGCGTTTCCGTACTGGTGAAAAGATTTTCCGACTTTCTGATAGCTCTACAAACAGTTCAGCTCAAGGATCAGTAACTACTGCTGGACAGATTTCTTACACTGCTAGTGGAATTATCCAAGAAGTTCAAGACACTATTGTGTCGACTCGTCAACCATCTTTTGCAACAAGTTCTGTTAGCGAAGAAAGAACTGTTAGTGATCGACGTGTAGTAAATAGTGGTTCTAGTACTGCCGCTTTTGGCGGAGTTATCGATAGCCCAATTGGTTACAGTGATCCTATTGCTCAAACTTTTAGACTTGACGACGCTTCAGCTTCTGGTGTAGATACTCCTGGCGCATTTGTTACAAAGGTTGATCTATTCTTCTCGAGCAAAGATAGCACTTATCCATTGTTTGTTGAAATTCGTGAAGTTGATCCATCAAACGGTTACGTGACTGATCGTGTAGTACCATTCAGCCGCGTTACATTACAGCCATCATCTATTAACACTAGCTCTGATTCTTCTGCTCCAACGCCTGTTGTATTTGAGTCTCCTGTTTACTTGCTTAACGGTTTCGATTATGCTATTGTTATTCGCCCAGGTGGTAACAACAGCAATGTTAATGTTTGGGTATCTCGTCTTGGAGAACTAGATTTAGTTACTGGCGATCGTATTTCTAAGCAGCCGTTTGCTGGTATTCTATTTGCTTCATCTAATGACCGTGTATGGCAGCCAATTCAAGAAGAAGATGTTAAGTTCAGCCTCTATGTTGCTTCATTCACTGCAGGCGGTACTGGAAATCTTATCCTTAAGAATGAGCCTCGCGAGTTATTCACAGTAGCTAATGTTAGCTCTGGCTTTACAACTTCTAATGAAGTTGTTCATGGAGACACGAGTCTAGTATTCACTTCACAACCGTCTGTTAACGTTGCTGGTTATGTTGTTGGTAGTACTTCTGGTGCTAATGGCGACTTGATCGCTCTTACTTCTAACACAGCAAAGATCAGAAACTCTTATCCACTTAGTGCTAGCCTAACTCCTTCTAAGTTTACAGCCGGAGAAACCGTTACTGTTTACCACGCTAACGGTTTGACAACTGGCGTTACTGGTGTAGTCCATTCTGAGACTATTCCGGTAGGTAAAGTAGCTTACTATGACACCGTTAATGCTTCAAACACATATCTCCACCTGTCTAACACGAGTGGAACATTCGTTGTTAACAACTGGATCAAAGGCCAAGCCAATGGTCAGCAAGCTCGTATCGTTTCTATTGATAATCTAACTGTTGATGTTCTGAGCTTAATGTCTTCGAAGCTAGAACTTAGCAATACCACAATTACAACATCTGGTAAGTTTGCTAAGACAACTTCAACTAGAGACACTGCATTTATTGCTCTTACACCGAGCCATACATTCAATACTTCTAGATTGCTTATGAGTCGCACTAATGAAGTTGCTACTCTGTCTAGCGAAAAATCAATGGAGATTAAGTTTGCTTTTACTACAAACTCTACTCGCCATTCTCCTGTAGTTGATCTTTCTAGAGTTGCGTCGACGATCATTTCAAACGTGATCAACAATGACTCTACTGGAGAAGCAAATACTGCTGGTGGTAACGCTACTGCAAGATATATCACTAGGAAAGTAACCCTAGCTGATAATCAAGATGCTGAAGATTTGAAAGTCTACCTAACGGCGTATCAGCCAGCTACTTCGACAATTAGAGTCTATTACAAGATTCTAAACTCAGAAGACGGCGACTTGTTTAGCAATAAAAGCTGGGTAGCAATGACTCAAGTTACTTCGTCTGCTACTGTATCTGATGGAGAAGACCGAGAAGACTTCAAAGAATATGAATATACTATTCCTACTGCTAATCTTACTGGCGGCGGCAGTGAAGTGCAATATGTAAATTCGCAAAGTGTAACCTTCACTGGATACAAATACTTTGCTATCAAAGTAGTGCTGCTTTCAAGCACTACTGCCAACCCACCGAGAGTTCGTGATATGCGGGCAATCGCTTTACAGATTTAGGATTATGAAAAAAACCGGACTAGCACTAATAGAAGGAGAGCCTGGCCTAGCTAGAGAGCTCTCAAGTAGCGCGGTAATATCAACTGATACTATAGCTTTAAGCGCTTATAGAACTAGAAAACAAAGAGAAACTAAGATTGGCGAAGCTATTCAAGAGATGGATTCTGTAAGACGCGAACTTCATGATATCAAATCAATGCTTCAGCAATTGCTGAACAAGGAGTAGACTGTGGCTGTTGCTAACGTTCAACTTTCAGATACATTCAACACTTGGAGAATCAGAACTAATTCTGGTTTCACGCAGCTAAACCTGCTTGCAAATACCACTGGTGTTGCTCGTGTAACTGCAAACTTAGCCGTAATTACTCATACAGCTACTTTAAGTGGCAACGTTACTATGAGCGGCGTGAACACAAGTATTACTAGCGGTTCTCTTCATGTAACAGCTAACACACGGCTATATGGAGCGAATACTGATATTAGAGGCGGAACTTTATTAGTCACTTCAAACACAGTATTCAGTGGAGCAAACGTTAACATCAAAGCTGGAACTCTTCAAGTTACAGCTAACACACGGCATCTGGGAACACTATATATAGCTGGTCTATCTACTACTTCGAATAGTGTCGCTGGTGCTATTACTGAAGTCGCGGGCGACTCAATCGCGTTCGCAATTGCACTAGGATAAGGAACATATGGCCAATTTATTCAAGGTCAAGACACATAAGAATATCGGAGTTTCAGCTGTTACTGTGAATTCTTATACAGTTGCAACAGCGACGACGGCAACAGTCATTGGGCTTACTCTAACTAATCGAACTGGTGCTGCTATTAAAGCAAGCGCTATGCATAATGACGGTGTCGGAGCATCTGGACAAAACACTTACTTGATCTATAATGCCCCTGTTCCTGCTGGTTCTGCTCTTATTGTAGTTGGTGGAGACCAAAAACTAGTTCTTCAGAATGCTCATTCAATTCAGTGTCAGTCAAACACTGCTTTGTCTCTTGACATAGTACTTTCTGTTTTGGAGATCACGTAAGAATAAATGTCTTATATCGGACCATCTAATAGTAATGCGTACGTAGAGTCTAACATTCAGATTGGGCAGTCGTCTGTGACTGTTCATGCTATTGCTGCTGGTGCAGTTGTATCTTTGCCTGATGCAAGCAAAGCAAAATTCGGTCCTATTATTGCCGACCGCAAAATCAAGCGAGCAAATCGCCCGTAAGGATTACTAAATGAGTTATCTCGGCAGAGCACCATCAATTGGTAGTTATTCAGTAATAGACGATATCTCGTCTAGCTTTAATAGCAGTGCCAATACATTCACTCTACGCATCGGCGGAGATCAAGTTGTTGTGTCATCACCTCAACAAGTTATGATGATGATCGGCGGACTCGGTCAGAGAAGCGGCATAGATTATACTGTTAGTGGTGCTAATGTTATCTTTACATCTGCTCCAGCAGCTAATGATAGTTTTCACGCTGTTCTCCTTGGTGACACTCTTGACATTGGTGTTCCATCTGACGGAACAGTAAAAAAGAAGCATCTAGCTGTTGATACTACTGGCGCTACTACAGTCCGCGCAGGGATTGCATCTCGTGCAACAGCGCCATGGTCTATTGCTGGAACAAACTCTGCTACTTTAGCTGTGTGGACAAATTATGCTGTAAACACTTCTGTTGGATCTCTAACACTTGTGCTTCCAACATCACCTGTTATTGGCGATAGCATTCGAGTTTTAGATCACTCTGGCGGCGCCAGTGCTAACAACATTACGCTTAGTCGGAACGGTAACAAGATCCAAGGATCCTCTGCTAATCTTGTAATAAATACTGCAAGAGCCGGTATCGGCTTAGTCTTTATTAGCTCAGCTACTGGCTGGGTGCTCGAGGAGATCATCTAATGGTTAACCAGCTTCTCTCAACTTTATCAAGCCGAAGAGGCAAGAACCTCATTGACAAAACACCAGTAAGAGAAGCAAAAGATGCTTTAGCTAAAACTGATGTTGAAGTCCCAAGAGTAGTAGAAGATGTTTTTGAATCTCTTTCAGCTACTTCTAAAGCAAAAGTTCCTCAAGCTTCTAAAGACAAAATTGTACTGAAACAAACATTACGTGCAGAGTACTTAGCTCTTTATGATGCTCTAACAATCGAAGAAAAGGCACGCCTCTAAAATGAGTCGCAACAAGATCAATAGCAATTCTATCGCTAACAACGCTATTCAGTCAAAGCACCTTTCTGCTGGATTTGGTTTCTTAGCAAAAGACACTGTCCTTGCAGAAAGCGTTAACTACGACTTCCGTGCAGACATCGATTATGCTGGTGACGTTATCAATGCTAACTTCTTTAACAAGCCTTGTTATGATCCTAAGATTGTTAACACCGGATTGTCTTGGTTTCCAACTGATGCGAACCTTGCTGTAGTTATTGATACAGTAACTCCTTCAGTTATTTTTATTGATCGGAGCAGTGGGACTGCAGTCAAGACACTAACTGGGTCTGACTGGTCTTGGCTCACAGGTAAGACTTTTCAGTGTATTGTATTCAAGTATGGTGTGGTCGCTATCGGCACTACAGCGGGGGTTGGGGCAATCGACCTTCGCAATGGCTCGCTAGTTTACCGCGACTGGGATCTAACACTCATTACAGACTTGAGTATTGTTGATCTTGACCTTGGACTTGGTGGTCCAAATAACATAGTTGATGGTAATGGCATTCGCCCATGTATCGCAGGGTCCTATGGAGCAGGCGTAGATAGCACGTTCATTATCAAAGACGACTGGCACACCAGCTACGATCACGTCGGGTCGGCGGCGGCGGCAGGGCAAGGGTCGGTCGCGATTATTGCAGGACGCGTTGTCTACAACCGCCTCGCCACGACGAACGAAGTACGCGGCAGCAAGTCGTACAGCTTCTTACTCGACATCACGGGCGACGATTGGAACGAAGACAACGGCCCGGCTAACGCCAGCGGCGCGGTGTTTGGCAAGGGTGCGGAACACTTCCTTAAGAGCAATGGTATCAATACCTACGTGTCTGGCAGCGATGAGGGTGTGGACGTGATGTACGTCTCGCCGCGCAACAAGTTAGATGACATGCTTGGGTTCACGATGGACGAGACGCGCATGTACTCTATTTGTGGTGATTTACGCTCAGCGTGGTTCGTGGACAGCGTAACGGCGGATCGTGGTCCCGATGGCGGAACGCTCACCGAGACCGGCTCGGTGACGATAGAGACAGCCGTCGGCTCTGGGACGCGCAAGATGTTCTCCGGG